CTAAAAGGATAACCTAGATTCCATATCACTAGACTATGCCTTACTCCTTTCGTTACTGGTTTAACTCTATGCCATACAAAACTAGGAAATACAACCAAAGAGCCTTTTGGTAATATTTCAGTGCACGCCCTAATGTTAGGTTTTTTATCAGGATCTAAATTCCTAAAATCAAACTCTAACTCTCCACCTTTGTATTCTTTTGGATCTGTCAAACTAACTGTTACAGATAGTTTTCTTATCTTGCCTTTTGTTGGACCTTCTTCTACATAAGGTTTATCCCAACTATCACAATGCCAATCATAATATTGACCTTTTTTATATATTGTGAACTGACAAGATTCTGACCAATCCCAATCAAAGTTCCAACCTGCGTTTTCATTTGCCATTCTAACGTAGGGTTGAATTTCTTTGTATATCCATCTATCGTTCATCCAAACAATATTTGAATCTCTTTTCTTTTGTAAATCTTTTATTTCTTCTTTGCTAAGGGGTTTTTTACTTAAATCTCTATCTCTACCATAACCACCTGTAATGGCCATAATCTCTCTTTCTTTTTCTGACTTACCATACTTAACAATAAGATCACAAATTCTTGGTGGTATTACAGATTCAAAATACCAATAATAATTAGATATATTCATAATTAATTGTTAAAATTATATTTAAACCAGTAGAAGTATTAGGTGAAAAAGAATACTTATTAGTGGCTGGAAACATTATAAATTCATTATTTTTTAAAGGTATATGCCAAGTCCTATTTTTTCTTCTGTTATCATCATATTCGATAATACATTCTGAAGAACCTTCTTTAACATCAACACCATAGATTAAGGTATAGTCTGGTGAGTTACGTAAATCAACAGGTTCAACTTGACCTCTTGTCCAAGACTTTTCTTTAGGATGCATAACATTACCGTGCATATTTTTTTGCACTAAAGTTCTACCATACTCAACTCTCCAATGATCTCTAACGTAATCTTGCATCCATTGTAAAGGTTGAGAAAAAGGTACAACATAATCATCAAAAGCATAAGCTTGTGGATTAGTGTTAACTCTGTTTTGTTTTACGTAAGATTCTATGATGTCGTTTCTTATTTTATCACGATCAATATCAAAGCCTTTAGGCATTTGAATTTCACCTGTATAAAGATCAACTTCTGTTAATACTTTCTTTTGCATACCTATCTAGTATGTAATTAACTCTAATTAAAATGTCAAGTGTATTATCTAGCGACTTTATCCCAAGCACCTGTAGATTCATTCCACTCATATCTATGAGTAAGAGTTTCTTCTTCAGATAATGCTGGTGCATCACCAACTGGTGATTGCCATCTAGCTTCTGCCACATTTAGAACCCAACTAGCATAAGGTTTCTTACCAATGAAAATATCGTTATCTTCATCATAAGTCATACCTATTCCTGCGTAGTTACCTCTTAAAGGTGTTCCGCCTGTTTTGTGTTGTCCGCCAGATGTATTGTAAGATGTTTTTTTCCAAAGAGGCCAGCTATGGATTCTTTCCAAAAACTGTCTTCCTACTTCTTCATCTTCAATACCATCAGCATTTTGACAATCTTTATCAGCTACAACATGAACTGCTATAACTTTATTGTTTGCTCCTAATTTTGCGTAATGTGCCATAATGTTTCTCCTTATATATTATTTGTTAATCTATTTCAACTACTGAAATTTATATCTTATTACTACTACTCCTGATCCGCCAGAACCTGAAGGTGAACCTGGTGCGCCTGCACCACCTCCACCGCCGCCGCCTGTGTTGGCTGTGCCTGCTGTGCCAGATGCTGGACTATTTCCAGGTGATCCTGCACCACCTCCACCTGATCCTCCAGCTCCTCCTGTTCCAGGAGAACTATTTCGAATACTTCCTCCTCCACCACCAGATCTTGTTACTGCTGATCCTGTAATTTCTGTTGAAACTCCTGCTCCACCTGCTCCACCAACTTGTGGTCCAGGAAATTTTGAACCAGCTGCGCCAGCTCCACCTCCGCCAGAAGCAGCATATCCTGGAGCTGATGAACCTGGACTAGGATTACCACCAGCATTTCCTTGAGGAGGGCTAACTGGGGGTGTATTACCAGCACCTGGTGATGAAGATGGACCATATCCTCCACCTCCACCTGAACCACCAGCAGCACCACATGCACCTTCAGCATCTCCTGATCCACCTCCACCTCCACCTGCTGATGTTATTGTAGAAAAAACTGAAGTACTACCAGGATTACCGACTAAAAAAGCTGGTGCACCTCCATCTTTACCAGCACCTCCAGCTCCAACTGTAATTGGAAAAGTTGTTGCTGTAACTGTAATATTTGTTGCTCCTTCTAAAGGTGAGGCAGTATAACTATCAACTCCTGATTTGGATTCTCTAAAACCACCTGCTCCTCCTCCACCACTTCCTGATCCACAAGGAAACCCACTTCCACCTGAACCACCACCTGCTACAACCATATATGAAACTTCATTATTTGCTGGATTTGTTGCTAAACCTGAAACAGCAAAACAACCATCTGCTGTGAAAGTGTGTATTTTAAAATCTCCTGAAGTTGTAATTGTACCGCCTGTTGCTGCAATAAAATCAGCTCCTGTAACATTACTTGTAGAATCTTGTATATCTTGCCAACCTTTTGTGCCATCAACATAAATAAGAGTTACTGACTGTGATTCTGTATTTAAAGCAGCATTAGCACATACACCATTTATTTTTGATCCATTTCTACAAAGTGTAACTGAATTTGTGTCCCAAGTGTTTGCATAATCTTTAAGAGATATAATATCTCCAGCAGAAGGTGAAGCTGGTAATGTTACTGTAATAGCACCTGATGTTGTATTAACAAAAAACCCATCACCTGACACAGCAGTAAATGGACTTGTTTTAGCTGTTGTACACCAGTCAACTGTTCCTGTTCTACCAAATCCTGTTTGTGTAGCACCACAAGCTAAAGTTACTGTTGTGCCTGACTCACCTAATGTAAGTGTGCTGCCTGTTCTTTTTGTTATTGTGTTTACTTTAATTGTACTCATAATTTATCCTACTGAAATTTATATCTTATTACAACTACTCCTGATCCTCCTGAACCTGCTGCTGAAGCGTTTGGTTGACCTGTTGCTCTATTTCCACCACCTCCTCCACCTGTGTTTGCTGTTCCAGATGATGGTAAATTTGATGGATCACCACCTGCACCTCCACCACCAGGTCCACCAGTTCCTCTAGTGTAACTTGAACTATTTCTATTATCAGCAGAACCTCCACCTCCACCTGCATAAGTTGTTGAAGAACCACTTATAGAAGTTGATGATCCATTACCACCAGGACCTCCATTATTTCCATTCGAAACTGGTCCTACTAGATTACTAGCTGCTCCACCTGCTCCACCACCACCTGCTGCAGCTCTATAAGATGTAGGATTTGCTGCATTTCCACCATTGTTACCTTGTGGAGGAGATACTGGAGGAGTATTACCACTTCCACCATTTATTGTTATACTACTTGCTAATGCTCCACCACCTGAACCACCACTAGGTGCAGGGTTTCCATTACTAGCACCACCTGCTCCTCCACCAGCAGAAGTAATTGTACTGAAAATTGAATTTGAACCTGGATTAGTTGTATTAGAAGAAGGGAATGGTGGTGCTGGGTTTTGTTCACCTGCTCCTCCTGCTCCTACTGTAATTGGATATGATTGTACTGATACTGGTAAACCTGCTGGTGCTACTATAGGACTAGCTGTGTAAGGTGTAGCTGGAGTTTTACCTTCTCTAAAACCACCTGCACCACCTCCTGCTCCACCAACTTCATCATTTCCACCTGCTCCTCCTCCTGCAACAACAAGATATGAAACATTGTTATTAGGAACTGTAGGAGCTGAATTAATTACAAAAGTTCCATCACTTGTGAATGTATGAATTTTAAAATCACCACATTCTGTGATAGTTCCACCTGAAGCATTTATAAAATTTGGTGCGCCTGTTATATTTTCTGTAGCATCATTGATTTGTTTCCAACCTCTAGTTCCATCTACATATACTAAAGTTGCTGCCACACCATTTGTGCTTATAACTGTATTGAAAGCACCACCGTTAATTAAAGATGAATTTCTACAAATTGTAAGATTGTTAGTAGCAAATGTAGATGAATAATCTGAAAAAGCAATTATGTCTCCTGCTGAAGGTGATGCAGGTAAAGTTACAGTAACCGCACCGCTAGTCGTATTAACAAAATATCCATTGCCACTTACTGAAGTAAAAGGTGAAGTCTTGGCAGTTGTACACCAATCAACTGTACCAGTTCTTCCGAAACCTGTCTGTGTTGCACCTGATGCAAGATTAACAGTACCACCACATCTACCTAATGTTACTGTTGCGCCATCAACTGTAATTGTATTACCAGCACCTGATCCAACTGTCGTTGTTGATCCACATTTTTTAATGATGTTAGAATCGTCTGAAACTTTTTGTATGTTATCTGTTTTAATTATACTTGCCATAATTTACCTATTGAAACTTATATCTTATAATTACTATTCCTGAACCTCCACTACTACCTGCTTTATAAGAACACCCAAAATATCCTGATCCTCCTCCAGCTCCACCGCCTGTATTAGCTGTTCCATTTACAGTAGGTGATCCTGGAGCACCTGGATAAGCTCCTGTGCCACCACCACCATCACCACCAGCTATTCCTGCTGGATTACTTGGTGTAGCTCCTGAACTTCCACCCCCTGCTCTTGTTACAGGAGATGCAGTAATTGAACTTGCAACTCCGTCACCACCATGACCACCGCCATCTGTATTACCAGCTTCACCAGCACCACCACCACCACCACCATAGCTACCATTACTATTAATTCCACCAGGATTTCCTTGTGGTGGACTTACTGGAGGTGTATTTCCTGCTCCCCCTGGATGACATCCTGATGCTTCTGATCCCCCACCACCAGACCCTCCTGCTTGTCCTGGTTTTCCTGGAGCAGGTCCTTGTGAACCTCCCCCTCCTCCACCAGCAGAAGTTATTGTGCTAAATATTGAATTACTTCCTGGAGCTACTGTAGAAGGATAAGGTCCACCAGCTCCGCCAGCACCTATTGTAATAGGATAAGTTTGTTCTGTAACTGTTAAACCTGAACAAGGAGTTGCAGCTAAAGGAGATGCTGTGTAGCCACCACAAGCTTGTTTACCTTCTCTATATCCTCCTGCTCCTCCTCCTGCTCCTTGATCTTGACCACTAGCACCACCACCAGCAACAACCACATAAGAAACTTTAGCTCCAACTCCAGAACCACAAGTATTTGTTACTGCAAAACAGCCATCAGCATTAAAAGTGTGAATTTTGTAATCTCCAGAAGTTGTAATTGTTCCACCTGTTGCCGCTATAAAACCTGGATTTCCTGTTACATTAGAGGTAGAATCTTGTACGTTTTTCCAACCCTCTGTGCCATCTACATAAACTAAAGTGATTGATTGACCTTGTGTTTCTAAAACTGCATCTGCGCAAACACCACCAATTTTTGATCCGTTTCTACCCACTGTAACATTGTGAGTACAAAAAGTATTTGTGTAATCAGCTATTGAAACTATATCTCCAGCATTCGGAGATGCTGGTAAGGTAACAGTTACTGCTCCTGAACTTGTATCTACAAAAAATCCATCACCTGATACAGCAGTAAACGGAGATGTTTTAGCTGTTGTACACCAATCTACAGTTCCAGTACGACCAAAACCTGATTGAGATGCACCGCTTGCAAGTGTTACAGTTTTACCTGAACTACCTAAAGTAAGTGTAGATCCGCATTGTGTATCAACTTGATTTACGTTTATTTTACTCATTAAACTATTACTAACGTCCCTGTTACTGTGATTGTTGCAGGAATGGTAACTGGTCCTGCTAGAACGCCATTCTCAACAGTTTGTACACCATCAATCGTTGCCG